TCTGAGCCTGTTGCTCACCAAGAAATAAGTCGTCTATATGACTAGCAATCTCGCCAATATCGTTAGCGGTGCCAATCGCGGACTTAATACCGTCCACGGCACTTTTAACCAGAGCAATGCCAGCGAGTGTTTCTGCTATCATTTAGAATACGCCTTTAAACCTTTGTGGTCTTGCGATTGGAGAAAACGCCTTTACTATTCCCCCGCTTCTTAGGCTTTGGGGCTTCTTCGCTGATGACAACGCTATCGCTACTGATTGGCTCTGGGGATACCCCTCGCTCTTCAATTTCGATATGTTTTTCGATATTGTCTTTTGGCTTGAGCCTTTCATTAGAGGCATTTCTACGCTCCACTTTTTTAATTTTCTGGACTTCTGCAACCTTACGGTACTGTGAACTAGCTGACATCATCTTCCCTTATTCATGTTGTTGAGAGCCGCTATGTCACGCTGAGTTTGTATGCGTTCTTCAGCAACTCTGGTTTTGTCATTCAACGCCTCTTGCTGAATGGCTAATCTTGCTTGAGCTTGCATCTGGTCAGCCGTTTCTTTCTCACGGTCAAGCTGGGCTCTTTCTTCTGACTCTTTCGCCTTACGCTCAATATCTGCACCACGAAGAGCAAGCTCTTGCTGACGAATTGCAACAAGTGGGTCTTGCTGTTGTGGAGGTGCAATAGACTGTGCGTACTGCTCGGTAATCTCTCCAATTAACTCAGAGGCACGAGAGGCAATATCTGACTGAACTGCTGCCATGCCCTCTTCGGATGACTGAATCATCATCAACTCTTGCTCACTGAGGTCTTGTGTTACCTCTGCTTGCGCCATAGCTTCTGCCATCATACCAATATGTTCTTGGATATGACCCTGAAGTGTCATTACAACTGACGCATTAGCCTGTGCCACTGGCGTTGCAATGATTGCCAGGTGAGCTTCAATGTGTGCTTGATGGTTCTGGTCTGGGAACGCCTGTAGCGCTTTTCCACGCATAGCCTCCTGATTCTCTTTAGCAGGGTTAGTAGGCTGTGGTGTAGGTGGAGTAGGGAGAATGGAATCCACATTTGAAACTCCTAATGCTTCGTACATTTTACGGTAAGCCTGATACAAGCCACGCTCGTTCCCATGTATCTCAGGATTAGACTGAACTAGCTGTAGCTCTGTCTGCGCCAAAGCAATTCGCTGAGACATAGAAAAGATGTTCGGGTCTGATACAGGCAGAACATCAATGCGGTCATCAAAGTCAGTTGTCTTGATTTCCGGTGGGGCGCCTGGAACCGCATACGGGTACATAGGAGCCATAAACTTTGCAAACACATTCGCAAGAAGCTTAAATTCAATCTTCTGTGAATAGTGCAGACGCTTATGAATTGCAGACATAACCTTGGTGCCGCGTTCCATAATAGCCATAGTCGTGCCAACAGGTGTCTCTCCACCCATCTCGCCAACCTTCGCATCAGCCATAGACGCAAAGCGGCGACCTGAATCAACAAGCGTACCAAGAAGCGAGTAAAGCGTCTGTGATGGCTCTTTAAACGGCAACGTCATAATGGACTGGCGTATATCCATGCCAGCAACATCAATGTCACGGAACTCACCAGGTGATAGAGGCTCGTCTTCGTCTCTAATACGGGCGCCACGGGCCTTGAAGCCTGCGGGTAGGTTAGACAACGTGCCAGCATCAATAAGCTGTCTGAGGAGGCTTGTAGCGGCCCTAGAGAGGCCACCAATCATGTGTGTCAATCCAAAGCCGTAGAAACCAAGGCCGGGAAGGAACTTATAATGCACAAAGTACGGCTTTTTGCGGCGAAGCGGGTCTTGTTGTTCATAATTGCGGCGAACAGACAGAACAGCGTTATTCTTCTCGCAAATAGTAATGATATAAGGAAGCTTTAGGCCAGTTTCCTCACCATCAGCGCCCATATCTTCAAAGCCCTCTAAATCCAATTCAATATGAACTTCGTATAGAGTTAGTTCTTCGCTTTGACCAACAGGTTTTACGCCCTGCGCGTTATCAATTGATTCCTGTACATCAGAATAGTCATCGTCAGCATATCCCTCACCAGGAAGCTCAACGTCTGCATAAAACCCAGAAAGCTGAAGCTTCTTAATCTCGTTTCTGTCCATGTGAATGACATGCGTAATGCGAGGAGAAGTTGCCAAGTCAGTAGCGCTATACGGCACAACCAAATCTTCGGCATGAACAAACTTAGAAACAGCGCGTTGTCTTAGTGGGTCAAAATAAACCTTACGGAAGGTAGAGCCAGCCAACGGTAAATAAAACAGCATCTGGTCTGTCTCAGGGTCATACTCTTCCATCTCATAGGTGATTTGGTAGTTCATATAATCCTTAACGCGGTCAGCTTGCGCTAATCTTCCTTGGTCTTCGGCACCAATAACTTGTGTGCGTACAGGCCCACCAGCAGGAAGAAGCTCACGATAAGCCTGTGCCTGAAACTGCGTAACAGACTCAGCAAGAAGCGGGTGGACAACACCAGTAGCACCCTCAAAAGGCTGAGAGCGCTCTTCATAGCTCATGCCTAGAAGCTCGACACCACTTTTGTATGTGTCTTCCCATTCTTGGCGACTAGCTAAATCGTCTTCGATGTCACTAACGATGTCAGACGCAACAACGGACAAGTCAGACTCATCAATATATTCGGCTAAGTTGGCATCAAACGGAACCTCGACAGTTTCCTCTGCCTGGAGAATGTCTGTGGCATCACCAACAAGCATAGAGCCGTCACTAAGCTCTATAGAGCCGTTCAGGGGCATCTGCTCAATGATGTCCACTTGTTCCATTCCTAAAGGAGACTGAGGTAAATCACCACCAGCACCAATTTCACGTTCAATAGCCATTTTTAACTTCCCTTATAAAAGTGTTAGACCAAGCGGGCGGCGCTGGCAGGATGGAGGGATTGCCTGCGCCAAGCAGGGCTGAAGGGCTAAAGCCTACTATTTCCACACTTGGTCCAACCTCACATGACATCTCTTTGATTTCCATAATCAGAGGGATAGTCATCTAAATCACCGTCCGTTTTAGGCGGCCCCGCCTCCCAGATATTACACACATTCTCCATAGAACACACAAAGTGTAATGGAGTGCAATATCCAGCACCCTCTTCAAGACCAAGGCCTTCAGATATACAATTAAGCATAGCTGACTGTAAATTAAAGTGTGAACATGTGCCACAACGCTTATTCTGAGATTCCCATGTCTTGGTAGCCTTGCCATAAGAATACTCTTCTTCAGCGGCTTCCTTGTTCTCAGCATTTACATCTTCATCTTGCGTTGAAACAGGACATACAAAGTTATCATCGTCACTGTCACCTGGCATCATGTCTTCAATGCTGTTCATGTCAATTTCGATGCGAATGGTACCCATTAGAATACTCCTTTGAACTTTCCGCCACGACCAGACAAAATGGCCCCGCCATTTCTATAATTTTTCTTAACTCCTCCTTTAGAGTCCGCAGTAAAATTCGGCCCCTTGTCAGTGCCTTTCTTTGTGGAGTCAACGTAATCCTTAAATCCTTCAAACGCTCCTGGAGAAAGATACTCACCGGCTATTTTCATTATCTGTAAATCGTGAAGGGATTGATTTTTTGGCATTAGAATACTCCTTTGAATCTGGTTCCACGAACCGCTGCGCCAGTGCCCCTAATTGAACGAGCGGAACGAGATGTAGAACCAATAGAACCACCTTCTCTAAAGGTAGCAAAGTTTCTAATACCCTTGCGCTGATTGTCAATCAAAGCATTGTAAGCTTTAAAGTCATTACCAACAAGGTTTTGTACACCTTCGTTGCCAATCTTTAAAATGCGCCTCTTATCGGCATTGCTAAGACCCTTCAAAGGGTCATCAATAACGCCGCCATCTTCATAGCTCTTGCCAGGCAAAGGCATCTTAGGATAGTTCCCCATCTCCAAACCAAACTCATAGTCAAGGATGTCAAGAATCTTATCCTCATCAACGCCCATTCTCTCCAACTGGCGACGACGATTAGACTGAGCTTTTGGAGTGTTAAACTTACTCATTACCGTACTCCAGAGAAGTTCCCGCCGCGCAATGCCGCGCCCATTCCTCGGGTCTTGCTTTTAGATTTACAGCTACATGCACTACTGCAAGTATGGCCTGTTTTACCGCCATGCCTGTAGCCCTTAACCTTACCACCATCTTTAAAGCCAGGCGTAAACGCTTTGACTGCATCCAGCATAGGATTAGTCTTGCCAGTTACTGCATCAATACGGTCCTGCATTGCCTTCTTTCGACCAGCTTCAATGCGAGCCAGTGCTGCGGCAGCAGCAGGACTTGCCTCATACTCTGCAATTTTAAGTATCGCCTTCTCCAGCGCACCTAGGTTTTGATTCTTTGGTGACATTATGAAATTCCCTTAAACTTACCACCGCGACCCGCCATGATACAGCCACCATTCTGGTAGCCTTTTACCTTGCCGCCGTATTTCATTTGCTCAAGAGGAGCCGTCGTATCAGCGCCTTTAGAGTCGCGCCTTGCCTTATCAGCACGCATTTTCTTAATCTTCGCAGGCATAGGAATAGGAGACGGAACCTTTTTCTTTTTCTTCTTGTCTTGCCTGCTTCCTGAGTACAAATCTTTAACATTTTCAGCAAGAGCGTCACTTCCCTTCATGGCAGAATATGGCAACTTTAAAGACTGCCCTACCTTAGTTATCGCATGCACTAACTTGTCTATTTCTGTTTCTCTATCTGACATTCAGTAATACTCCCGTCTCTGTCGAAACTCTTTGAATTCATCTTCGTCATAATCTGTGGGAGTAATGATAAACCCACCCTGCCTGAACCTTAGTATAGCCTGTGTCATCGAATCCGCCAAGTCATCATG